TTTTTCATCTGTTAAAAGGATAGTTCTTTTCATAGGTTTTCTAGTATTGCACGCAATTTAGGTGCATTATTTTTAATATTATAATTCTTTAAAACATAGTTATGTGCAAACTCTGACATTTTCACACGTTTATGTTCGTCTTGTAATAGCTCAACAATCTTATCATACCATGTATCATTATCTATGACAATCTCCATATGTTTACTGTCTTCCTTGTTTACTTGATATGGCGATAATCCATCTTCAAAACCTTGTGCTATTACTGGTATGCGTAATAGTGACGCTTCAAGAAACTTTAGGTTGCTTTTACATCGATTAAAGTAGTTATCTTTTCGTGGTATTACCAATAAATCCAGTGTAAGTTTATTGATTGTGTAATAATACTCCATGATATTCACAAATGGTTGCCACTCAATGTTTGGTAGACTGTTCCAAAAATCAAGGTCATCATTCATAGCACCATAGACACTTCCGTCTGGGTTCTTTACTCCAAATACTACAATAGTTATATCTCCACGTTCTGCAAGTCGTTTAATCTGGTCTTTTATGTGAATATAGTCATCGTTAGACGTTACACTTCCTACAAATCCAATACGATATTTACCTGTTGTATTTTTCTTTGGTTTATATTCATCGTTTGGATCAATACAGTTTTTATTTACGATTACATTATCGTGTACTAGCCTGTACTCATCTGCAAGGTATTCAGTCGAAGCGATTACTAAATCTGCTACATTTATAACTTTATATAGGTTATCGTTCATGTAGTGTGCGATTTCTTTTTGTTTCTCGCTACCAAGCATTGACAGTGGTACTCCTTTTTCTGGTAGATAAGTATCATCATTATCAAATACTATTTTTTTACCTTTCTGTTTAAGTAATACGGCTAGTTCTGATTTAATATGATCATTAGGTCGTTGGAACACAATTACATCTGCTTCCATAGCTTTTTTATATAGCTCTTCTGTATCAAACTTTTTACTTGAAAAGTTACTGATTACAGACATTCCACCATATACTCCAGGTAAGTATCCACGATAGTAATAACAGCCGTCATAAGCTGATGGTAAAAACAAAACTTTCTTCATATTATTTCTTTAATGCTTCAAGAATAGCGTTTAACTTTTCATCCATAGCATTAACCTTTTTATCAAGTTCGTCTACTTTTGCATTACTTGTGTTACTTCCTTCACGAGTTTCAGGATACTCATCTCGTATCTTTGCTTTACCTATTGCTGACGCTGCTTCTGCTCGGTCTTTTTCTTTTTGTAAATGTGCGTTCCAAGCGTCCATATTTACGATAACTCTTTTCTGTACAATCCACCCTCCGTTTACTTCATCAAACCAGTCAATGATAGCACCAGAAGTATCTCGTACAATTTTATTTTTTGCTAGTCTTCCTACTACTGTAGTCATAGTTTATTAAGTTAAAATTGATAATGTTACAGTCTCAATGCCTCGCCCCCATCATTGAGACGAAAAGGGGCGAGATTACAACACTATACAACTGTTGCAGGTGATTTAAGAACCACCGCAGCGTTGTCTCGGTTTTCGATAACTCCGTAGCACAAGTCTACAGTTACCAAATCTCCAAGATATTCATGAACGTAAGATTGCTGAACACGAACTCCTTCTGATCCAACCATTCCAATTCCTGTTTTAGCAGGCATAGATAGTCGAGCCCAGTGGATAGCATCTTTGTGAGCAAGTACGTTAAGTCGTCCATCTGAACCAGATTCATTTGGTACTGAAGGAGTTACGATAACTGGAATACCATACAACATTGTTGTAGGACGTTTTTCACGAGGCATTTCACTGTTAGTGTTTTGCCATAGAGTGAATTTGTCGATGATTCCAATTTGTCGGTAGAAAGTGTTAGGGTGTAGGATAAATGCTACATCTCCTGAGTAAATTCCTGGAACTCCTGCTGTTTCCAAAGTAGCGATAGCAGCCAAAATACTACTGTCTGCAAGGTTAGCAGATGATGAACCTACTGATTGTGAAAATCCTGAGAACAATGCTGCGATAGCAGAGTCAAGGTCTTGTGCAACTTCGTAAGCAGCACCTTCTGCAATTTTGTTTTGCAAGTAGTAAGAAGTTTTAAGCTGTGCTTTTTCTCGGTCTTCGATAACGAATGACGCTTCTTTCCATGTAGACACTGTCAAAGTTTGAGTAGTGTAAGTTGGAGAAGAAAGTGTTACTTGAGCATTGTTAGTTTTTGTGTTAGTTGAAAGAGCTGACAAGTTTGGAGTATAAATTACACTACCACCTCCTGCTAATTCATCTGAACGATCGATAAAGAATGATGCAAGGTCAAGATTATATCGGAAGTAATCGTTGATTTTTTGTCCGTAAATCTCTGGAATTGCTACATCTAAATCTGCATATGTATATCCGTCTGTTCCTAAAGCCATATATTATGTTTAGCGACCCATCTTTTGTTTCCACAATTCTTTAAACTCTGCTTCTGATAGTCCAGGAGTGTTAAAACTCTTTACTGGTTTAGCAGATGAACCTTTTGAAGTTCCCATTGAAGCTCGTTTTGATTTCTGTTCTGATTCTTGTTTCTCTTTCCAGAGTTTGAATACAGTGTCTTTCTGTGCATCAATAAGTGATACACCAGACAATACAGAAACCTTTTTGAGCATATCAATTTCTTCCTCATCAAGTCCTTGAGCTTTTAAAACTGTTTCTTCGATAGATACGCTTTGATTATTGTTATTATTAGTAATTACCTTTTTTTCTACAGGTTTGGTTTCCTGTTTTGATTTAGCGTGGTCATAAGCAATAGCCTTTCGCTTTAGTTTATTCAACTCCGCTTTTGATAATGTAACTGAATCGTCATCTTCTTCAGATTCATCAACAATATCTTCAGATGTTTCTAACTCTTCTTCCTCTAATACGACATCTTCGTTTAGATATTCATTTTGATTTTCCATAATGATAAAGGATTAAACGTTTTGGTGAGAACGATACTCGTAATAATAACTTTTTTGGCAATGGGAAAGATAACCCAAATTATTAAATTGTATGGTCTATGTCATTTCCTTGCGGTTTAATTCCATATTCTGATTCTAACTGTTGTAATGCTTTTACGATAACGTGTTTAGCAAGTGCTAGATGTTTTACGTCATTACCTGCATATGCGTTAGTAATGATTTCTTTTTCTAGAATATCAATTACTGCTGACTGTACGTCTGCGAGCATATGCTTGTCGTTTACAAATCGTTTGATAGTTTCCATATTATTAAGCTGGTTGAGCTGTTACTTCTGGTTGTGGTAATTGCGTAGGTTGCATTTCTTGTGCAGGTGCTGACATATTAGCACCCATACCTAGTGAAATTGGAGAGATACCAGAACCTGATACTTCAAGTATTTTTGCAAAGATTTTAGATAGTGTAGGGTCAGTGAGTACTTGTGGAGATTTAGCAGCTACTGTGAGTACATTGTTTAATGATTCTAGGATAACTGCTTTATTCTTTTGTTCACCAGTTGTTACAATGGTTACTTTTGGTTTCCAGTTACCATAGAAGTTCTTTGGAATATCAAGGAAACGAATGTTTTTAGATTTCTTTAAGAGTTCTTTTTCTGCTGATACAATCATTTGATAATCTTCTGCATAGACTGGTTTACCTGATAAGATAAGTTCCATAGCCTTTTCATTTGCACGATAGTTAGCGAATGATTCATCAATAGCTTGTAGTTCTTCTGCAGTAAACTCTGATGACAGGATATGTTTTTTATTAAACTTCTTCATTAAGAACGGAATAATCCATTCACTAAAGATTTCTACTTGGAAGATACCCATTTCTTCTCTACGATAATCAAACATTGAAGTCGCTTCTTGATTTAAGATAGCTACTGTACGAAATGCTGTACCAGACGGCATTGTTTCTCCTGTTGCTGCGTTAAATGTTGAAGTGGTTTTTTCTAACTGACTATCCCATGACTGTATAACATTACGATATTCAGGAAATGCGTTGGTAATAGTGTTTACCAATGACAAGTCAGAACCTTGTGTGATGTGGATAATCTGTCCATTATCAACCTCTGACAATACGTTGTTTTGTACATTAGGGTCAGTAGTTTTAAAGATAACTTTAGAACCTAACTCCATTGCTTCTTTTTCTTTTACAACAGCGTCATTTACCCAGCGTTGTGCTTCAAATCCGTCTTCTACAATTCCACGCCCTAGTCTTCCGTTTACTTTTTCCCATGATAGAGATTTATAAGGCATTTCATCTAAGAATTCATGGTAAAGAATATTAGTAGATTTATTTGATTTACCTTTTGAGTACATGAAAAACTTTTGGATTTTAAATGTGTACTCATCTCCGCCATTTGGTGACATTGATTCAGGCATATAACCTGTAACCTCTAGCACTTCAAGTTTACCGTCAGGTGTTTTTCGTGCTTCATCAATAGCTTGTTGTACGTTATCCCATATATCAATCTTTTCAGATAACTCTTGGTCATTCATGTAATGTTTTTCAATTACAAGGTCATCTGGATCGTTCGGGTCTACGATTACATTACGCCAGTCTACAACATCTATCTTTAATTTTTCTTCTCCGTCATCATCTTCAATACATCGTTTGATAAGAACCTCTCCGTATTTAGCACGAGTAGCACCCATTTCATTAAGAGTCTTTGCGTAGTTACTGTCTTTCATCCAGTTGTACACTTCTTTCTGTAAAAGAAATGACATAGGCATAAACTGTGGTTCATCTGCTACGATCTGAATATCTTTTGTATCAATATCAGTTGCTCGTGTTGCTACGTTTACTCGGAAGTTTACGATGTTATAAAATGGTTTCTCTTTACCTCTATGGTCTTTTGAACCAGATAAGTATTTACTTTCGGTATAGTAAATAACCTTTTTAAAGGTTTCTTTTGGATTATTGGTTAGTCCGTCAATAATTTGAATATTTCCGTTCTCCCATAATTCCATTTTCTGTTTTACATATTTTGTAATGTCCATATAAAAAAGGGAAATAGCATTTACGCTACCCCCCCGTCTTTCGGTGAAGAATTATTTGTTTGATAAAACTATCTTTTGTGATTTGTGAACTAGATAAGTGTCGTACTTGCCGTTTTGGTCTGTACTTATCTCTATTTTACCATAAGCAGGCAATGTTCGCAACAATTTTATTATTTCCATTTCATTGTGAGTGAGTTCCATAATTATATTGAGTGGTCTTGCGACAATCTATGACGAGTAATAAGCCTATCCATTATCCTATCTTTATCTATTTGTTTTGGTGCAAGTGAACTAAATGCGTAACGTACAGCGTCTAATGCGTGATCAAGTCCGCCTTCTGGTTCATTGAGTATCTTACCATTTTTATCAGTTGCCCATAAGTAGTTACGATACTCTTTGATTAAGTTATATGATCTTTTAGTAACTGATATTCGTTGTTGTTGTACATACTGAATACCTTGATTGATTGAACCTGAACCTTTTACAGCAGGCATAATGTTTAATCCGTACAAACGTATCTCATCAATACTCTTTGGCTCTGCACTATCTGCAATAACAAGTATTGGGTCAATGTTTTTAAGTACATCTACAATTTCCTTGTTGCTCATTCCTTTTTGGTAGCATACTTCATCTAGGGTATATCCACCATTATAATAATATATATCTACAATAGCAGTTGGGTCATTAGTATAACCAAAGTCTAGTCCTCGTCTTTCAAGTCTTGCTTCGTGTGGTATCTCATCTATCTCATTCCATCCTTTATAAATCTTTCCTTCTACTTCACCTAATTGTCCTTCTCCGTATACTTGCCACCAGCCCTTTCTGTTTTTACGCTGTTCAATAGACGCTACAATCTCTGGTGACAATGCTTCGTTGTCTTTGTAGGTTACAATTACTTTTTCCCAGTCATCACGATTAGGCATTACATCTGTAAATAGCCAGAACTCATTGGTTGGGTTATAGTCTAAATATACAAACTCTTTTGTACGCACTTCAAGTTGATCAAAAGCGTCTAGAGTACAGTTGTTTGCTTCGTTCATGAATAGCCTGTCACGTCTTGCCCCTCGTAACTTATCTCCGTTATCAGTTGAAAAGAACTCTATCTTACTACCTGTTTCAAACGTATAGATTGAATCAGATATATTCCATCTCTTATCATCCCAATATCCTTGGTCTTTCAATATGTTTTGAAAGTCACGGATAGCACCACGTTTTAAATGGGGGATTGATTCAGAAACTATACTTGTTAGTGTTGGTTTGGTATCTCTTTGTGCTCTATCTATTAAGTAACATAATATTGATATCGTCTTTGATGCTGAAGTTCCACCGGCTACTGCTCTAATCTTCTTTGTCAGGGCTGCTATCTTCCTTGTTGCTGTTGTTATCGAAAATGCCATATAATAGTGGTTGTGGAAGTTCTTTTCCGTCAGATTTAAT